TAGCTATGCTACATTCATCTACATAATTGCAACATTCAGAAATAGATACTTCTACCATTTCCAAACAAGGGATGGTAGTAAATAATGTATCAGTTGCCCATAATTTTCTTAAATTGGTTTCTCTCTTTATAAGTAATAGAGCATTGTTTCTGATTTCAGAAGCAATAGCTCTATCTGTAATAAGACTATCAGTAGAAAGTATCTTGTGGACACTTCTAACATCTGATACTAATTTTCTTAATGTTGCCATAATTATATTCGAGTTTCAAATTCAGCTACCTTCCCATGCTCATCATCATATACTAATGCTAAAGCAGCTCTTACTGAATGTACGTAATTATTATCTAAGTGCCATCTATCAGTTCCTGACAGACTAGGCATTTGTTGTATTCTTACTCCCTTAACTTCTTTAGCCATATAGTGATGTTTATCTCCTGTATGAACTTCTCTATATTTAGCATTTCCAAATGATTGGCTATACTGAGGATGTGTTGCAAATAATAATGGAAGATCTTCTATCTTACAGTTTCCATGATGCCATCCAATAAATGTATTACCTAATGTGATTCCTTTAATAACACTATGTTCTCTGATAAAATCTACATCAATATCTTCCTTGAAATAAACATCTAATGCATGTGCTAAATAAAAAGATTTAGTTCTATCATGATTACCCTGTACTAATACAACCACTACATGATTTGCATTCTGTCTTAACATGTTAATTGTATCTACAAGAATAGAAAATCCTAATTCATATTCAGAACTATAATCCATTATAGTGTCCTGTGGTGTGCCCTGTGTAGTTTGGTTTTGATAGTTATCAGTATGGAAGTAATCATTTGATATAGGTAACACTACAGTGTTTACATCGTAATTAGCTCTCACTTTATTAATCAAAGACTGAGCCACATTAAAATATCTTAAAGCTCTTCCTTCTGGACTATTATCACCATCTACAGTTTTCTTAGCTAAGTGAAAATCAGATAGAGATATTTCTACATTTATATAATCTTTCTCTATAGAATAGTTTTCTTTAGTGATTGATATGTTATTTGGTTTGTAGTTTTGTAGGAATTTAGCAAAGTCTTCAGGTGAGTAGTCTTTTGCTTCTTTCTTCTTAGAGAAGACTGAGGAAGTGAACTTCCCACTTGGTAGCATCTTAGACCAGTAGTTTGTAATAACATACTTGTCTAGGTTTATCTTGTGTAGTTTAGCTAATTCAATATCATCTTTAGGTTCATAGTCAGTAACTATTGTACTTTCCATTGTTCCTCTTTCTAGGTTCACTTTACGTTCTCCTGTGTAGTTTACTGTAGGTTCAGTATCTTTTTCTTTAAGTTCCCTCATGAGCTCATTGACCTCAAATTCACTTATTCCTAATTTCTCAGCATAGAATTTTTTACTTTTCTTCTGGGTTAACAACTCTTCTAATCGGTATAACAAGCTTTGATTTTCAGACATATGTACTCATATTAGTTAAAAAATATTGTAAAGATAAACAATTGTTTTTATATATTCCAAATAATTTTAGTTAGAGATAGAATTATTTATAACTAAATTAGTTATAAAACAAAAACTCCCCAAGAAAAATCTTGAGGAGAAAACTTGTAAAACCAACAAAACAAGAATTTTTTTATTAAATTAAAATGGACAAACTCCTTCTATATTAAACAATACACCTCCTGTTGAGTAACACGAAGTTGCACAGAAAGTACCTGTCTGACCTGGTCCATAAGGAACAACAGTGATAATACCTGTGTCACAATCAGTGATAACTAAATCTCCTCCAAGTTCTCCTGAATCATAAGAATATTCATTACACACTCCAAAACAAGCTACTCCTTCTGTTGTGTCTGCTGGAAAGTTATCACTAACTAAAGGAGATTGAGCACATATTGTTACTGGAGGATCTATTGCTTCTACTGTAACAGTAAGTATAGTTGATCCACCACATGGTATGTATTCTACTACATGGATATCACCAGTAGTTGGTTCTATTAGATATTGTGCACATGTAACAATACCTGTAGTTGTAGTGGTAGTTGTTGGTTCTGCTGTAGTAGTACTAGTTGTTGTTGATGTACTTGTACTAGTGCTTGTGCTTGTACTTGTACTGGTACTAGTTGATGTACTGGTACTTGTTGATGTAGAACTACTTGTACTAGTTGTAGTACTTGTAGGAGGAATTGTAGTACTAGTAGTAGTAGTACTAGTAGAAGTTGAAGTGCTACTGGATGTACTCGTTGTGGTTGATGTAGGAGGAATCAAATTGATTACTATATCAATATAATTTGTACATCTTCCTGTAGACTTCACTCTAATTATAGTTGTACCAAATGGAACAAGTATTGACGTATAACCAGCTTCTAAAGCTGTTGCAGATATACCTGTTTCAAATGGTGTTACATATCCATCTACATTTGAATAAAGATTAAAAGGACCAGCGTCCCCACCAGGTGGTATAATTAATGTTATTAATGCTATCATTTTATTATTTATTTATATTAAGGTAGAGTTGTTGTAGTAGTAGTTGTCGGTGCTATTGTAGTAGTAGTACTAGTAGTGCTAGATGTACTAGTAGTACTAGTTGTACAAATTCCTATAATACTCATAGATTCACTACTAACTGTTATAGCCAATGCACAAAGAGTGTATGTACAAGATGGACTAAAACATGTATCACTAACTGTTTGTACAATTCCATTACAATCTATATACTCTGCTGTAAATGTAGTGGTATAAGGATCACTTTCAAATTCATAACAAGTGTTAGCAATAGTAGTAGATGTAGTAGTAGTACTACTTGTGCTACTAGTTGAAGTGGTAAGACTATACAATGGTATATCAATATAATTAGTACAATCTCCTACTGATCTAACCCTAATTATTGTTGTATAATCAGGAACAAGTGCAGAAGAATATCCTGCAAGTAATGATGCTTTAGAAACACCTGTTTCAAATGCTGAGGTATATGCATCAAGATTTGAAAAAAGATTGAAAGGACCTGTGTCAGCCCCAGCTAATGTTAATGTTATTAATACTGTCATATTATTGGTTTTTAAATTAAACTGAACAAAGAGTGAATAAAGGATTAGTAACTCCATTATTGTTATCTGCTACTATTGATTGTGCACATATAGTTACCATAACTCCACCATCTGGAATAATCAATTCTTGAAAAACACCTGCACAATTTATATAATCAACTACATGATATGTTCCTGGATTAAATATTGGAGGATAAACCTCTACTGAATTACATAATGGAGGAGGAATAAAACTAGTAGTGGTTGTTGTTGTTGGAGGTAATGTAGTGCTTGTAGTAGTTGTAGATGTGCTAGTACTAGTTGATGTAGATGTTGATGTTGATGTGCTTGTAGATGTACTACTAGTAGTTGTAGTGGTAGGATCTGGTAATTGATTAGCTTCTCCAGTAAAGTTACATAATGGTAATTCATTTGCAGTTCCAGTAAAATCACAATTAGGACAACATATTTCTAACTGATTATATATATTTTCTATATCCTCTGTAATAATCATTACCTCCTCAGTAATATTTGTTACATCTTCTCTAATGATATTTACATCATCTGTAATATCACATATGATAGCATCAAACTTAGCAAGGATTGTATTTAAATTATCACATGTATTCACACCTGTACAAGGAAGTGGAGGGCCATCATATGTGACAGCACTCGTTCCTAGTATTGTTGTATTATTTATCTGAGAGCAATTAGCCATTTTATAAATTTATTTATATTATTGTGGTAGTTGTTGTTGTAGTAGGAGAACAATCTCCATTTACTGAGCAACTTGAATATAAAATAGTGTATGTACTATCTATAGCAGGGAAGTATATAGGATTATCATTTTTATAATAAAACATTTGTATACTTCCTATTGCTGATGTCTTAATACAAAAACCACTAACTCCTGCAGTTGTATATGCAAAATCTGCATCTGATCCATCACATCCACTTCCTTTTGGAGTAATTATGTAAACTGTGTTATTAGCTTTTCCTGGTGCAGGTGTATTTCCTGTAGCATCATCTAAATCTATTTGAGATATATTAACATTCACACATGAACAAGCAAAAGGATAAACTGTTGTAGTAGAAGTAGTTGTACTAGTAGATGTGCTTGTAGAAGTACTAGTAGATGTACTGGTTGATGTAGAACTAGTACTAGTTGTGCTAGTAGAACTAGAACTAGTTGTTGTACTTGTAGAAATTCCAATACATGATCCACCAACACAATCAGCTCCAATTGTAATTAATACTTCAGGACTAGCTGCTTCTCCACAACATCCACAATATTGACTAGTAGCACCTGGTAACATTAAACCAAATTGAGTCTCTCCAGCACAATCAATATATATAATCTCTTGACCACTATCACTTCCATTATAGAAAGTTAAACACTCACAAGGAATAGCTGTTGTTGTTGTAGTGGTTGTACTAGATGTACTAGATGTGCTAGTTGATGTTGTTGATGTAGTACTACTAGTTGGAGGAAGACAAGGACCATTTGGTATCACTGTAATAGTTCCAGGAACAGTTAAAGGACTATCTGTTACAACACAAACATTTATCTCTCCTGGATTTATTATAATAGCTTCTGGCTCTCCTGTATCACAATTAGTAATAATTATAGCTACTGGTGTAACTCCTGTATTACTCAATGAGAAGTTTTCACAAGGATGTATTGTTGTTGTACTTGTTGTAGTAGAACTAGAACTTGTACTAGTAGTGGTTGTTGCTGTACAACATTCATCTAATATATTATATATATTAGTAATATCATTATTGATATAAGTAATCTGATTATTGATATTAGTAATCTGAATGTTTAATATATTAATCTGTGTTAATAGATTACATATAATCTCATCAATCTTTTGTAATATTACGTTAAGTGTATCACATGGTTCAGCAGTTGTACATGATAATACAGGACCATCATAAACAATAGTGCTAGAAGCAGTTAAATGAGTACCACATGGATTATCATTACAACCACCATTAGTGATTGTAGAACTACACCCACAAGGACTATTTAAGACTACTTCTGTACAACAAGGATTTACTGGTAAATATGGATATGACATGTTATTGATTTATTAAGGTCTGTATTGAATATAGTAACAACCTAATCCAGGTTGGAAATTTGGATGTGATTCTCCTCCTCCTTGTGATGCTATTGCTAATGTTGTAGCTGCTGATAATAAAACATTCTCAGCAGTCACTGTAGTGTTCACAGGAACTGTTGCTCCAGTTGATCCAGTTCCACTTGCAGTAACTTTACCACTTGTAAATGGTACTTGAGGAGAGATAGCATGTGTATGTGGATTAGGAGATATAGCAGTAGTAGCTGTACTACCAGGGTGGGCATGTGCAGGTAATTGTCCTGCAGTTAATGTAACACCATTTGTACCTAACGGTACATTTAATACATAATTAGGATTACCAAGTGCTGGATCAACTTGAGGAGAATATGCACCACCACCAGGAACAGCTGTAACACCTACAGGAACTCTACC